ACTAAAGGAAGGTCGCTGGAATGTTTCTTGGTGTGGCTAACTCCCGGTCTTGAAATATGCACTAATGTCCCATGCTCTCGCAGCCAGTCACCTTCGTTAGGAAATCTTATGTCAGATATAACTAGCCCGGCATAATCCTCATGCTTGGCCCATTCGTACTCATGCATAGCCAATCGGAGCCACAGAGAATCAGAAATAGCCCTGCCCCATTCCGTTCCCAGGCTCTGCATTAACTGTCTAGGAGTTTTTCCACCGAACCTCTCCAATGGAATTTCTTTCTCACTATCATTACAATTAATATCTATAGCTTTAAGCATCTTTTTAATAGGAGAGGCCAAGGAATACTGCTTGAAGCCATGATGGTCCACTAGCATTTTGGCCGCTGAATCTTTGCCACATCTAGCTGGTCCAGTCAATCCTATCAGCTTGAACATTTTCTCTCCTCATCACGGTTTCTGGATGGAAGTGGATGCCAGGCTATTACCCCTCTCCGATGGTTGGCCCAATCTCCCAATATGCAAATACCCCCGTCTGTGAGCAATAAAACCTTCGCGCTCTGGTTGGGAGGCAAGCTATCGTATATCCAGTAGGTTTTATTCATTATATTGCCTAACTTCGCTATGGATCAGGCATAAAGGGTGGCTAATTTTTTTGAAAGCTATTTTATAAATGACATCACCATTCTTGAACTTATCTTTAATAATCCCTTCGCCGTATAATTCATGAGTAACCAGAGTACCTACATCTAAATCCATATTTATCCTTTGATTTTTAATATAAGACCACTAACAAAATGACACAAAAGATCAAGATAGCCCACGGGAGCTTATTACTCTTATCTTCACTTTTGAAATGATACCCAGTTGATTCTTTAAAGCTGCGTGAGAATTTCAATGCTTTCAGCTTTTCAATCTCTACCTTTCCTTGATCCATCGTCATCTCCTTATGGGTGTGATTTTATGCTGTACTCCATTACACAGCATCTCTCCCCCCACTTATTGTAAACTCTTTTGCGGGTCTTGGAAAAAACATATCCGTCATTAGATAAATCATGCACACGAGAAGCAAGCCTCATGATTCCTAATTCGCTCCACGCATCATAGCTTGTGATTACCTCGTTGTCTCTCAGGAACTTTATCACTCTCTGGCACTGCTTGTTCATCTTTTGTCTCCTTAAAGATTACATCCCAATTTTCATCAAAAGTTTTCTTATCAACGGGCCGTGGAACTGACCCTTTGCCTCCATCACCCAATTTCTTTCAAACGATTCTTCGCATGATCTATCACAAGGAAAGGGTCGATATTATCCCAATGACAGCGCTTCTTAGCCGCCTTTAAATAATTCTGGAGCAGCTCCTTCCGGGTAAGTGTTTGTCGTTCAGCGAAGGTCCCAAGACCATTAATGAACTCTCTCTCTCGCTGGGTGTCGAAGTGAAAATTAATCTTCATTGTCATAATGTTCTCCTAAAGGTTAAAAAAAGGTGAGGGAATCAGGCTATGCGATAAAATGCACTTCCCTCTGCTGTGGGGGAACTAAAACGGGATATCTGTTTCATTAAATCCGCCAGCTTTATTTACGCTAGGCTTTGGCTCTTGCTTCGCAGATATAACGTATCCAATAAACGTATCTCCTTTAGCTGTTTTTTTATACCAGCAAGCAAGCCGCATTGGCTTACCATCCTCGTTTAAATGCTCACCAGTAAAATCTGGCTTATTATCTTCAGGCTGCTTAAAGTTATTATTAAAAGCATTCCCGCTGTTTTCACGTAGTTCATATACCATTACTTTTCTCCTTTGTTGTTAAAATTAAATACGGGTTTTCGTTTATACCGTGGTGGCTCTTTATCGGTTGCCACATAATCCAAAAACTCTTTTGCCTTTGGGATGTACCAGTCAATAAATTCTGGGCTGTATTGCACAATCTCCGTATGAAACTGGTCTGGAGTCCATACAACGAAGTGCGCGGATTGCGTACCACTACATAACATTTGAATCTGCATTTGCACCCAGTACCTATCTGGGATGGTTGGGTAAATTTTTTGGGTGAACGGACATTTTATCTCAACGGGTATGCCATCTAAGAATGCATCTGCTGATGCACCTAGCGGCACATCTGGATGAACAATGAGTTTGTTTCCATTCTCACATATTTCTCCCATATATTTTTGAAATTGCAAAAGGGCATCTTCCTCATGACGAAGTCCATAATCCGTCATTTCATTACCCTCAAATGGCTTGGCCCGGAAAGTCTTTTCTTTCCACAACTTCTGCCTTTCATATACTGCGGACCATGCTTGAGAAGCAGTTATGATGTTGTGCCTCCTGTTATCTTTAAGATGCTCTGAGGTCATTAGCAAAATCCCTTAACTCTGTTTGTAAATTATCTGGCAGCTCAAAATAGGCTTGTTTTAAAACTCCGTGCTGATGCGCCTCGTTGAGAACTTCTTTGGCAGTCTCAAGTTCTTTTTTGTTGGGTGGTTTCGGCTTAGTAGCATCTTGCTGCTTAACCGCGTTACCAACCTCTTCGGCGCTGGCTACTGAAGCATCTATACCTATGCCTAGTATCCCAAGACACCTTCCCACAGCAGAAGTCTCTGCATTTTCCAGCGCTGATGTCTTATTGATAAATGAACTGCCGTCTTTTTCAGAGGCATGACCAGTTGCCAGTATATTGCCGTTGTTAATAGCCGCTGCCTTGATAGTATGTATTCCATCAACAGATGACAGTAGCTCTGTAACAATCGAACCTTCAGGATAAATCTCACGGAAATAAGCAATACGCTCATTAACCATGACATAAGATTTTCCTTTAATATCTACTGTTTTTAATTCTTTCATTTACTTCTCCTTTGCATTTTTGTAAAAATAATCTCTCATTTTTTTAAAGTCGAACCTTTCCCATCTTTTGGCGTGTTGAACAAAGGAGTCGGCGTAATCACACACTCTCGCATTGTCGTACACCTCACCTTCTGGTTCTTCTTCATCTTTTGACAGATCAACCGCTTCTATTTTGCCCACACCAGGATCAGGCCAATATATGCCGCCGTAATGCAGCACGATATATTCACAATCGTATGGGCTAGTGCATTGGTCGATTAAATCAAATAATTCGGGCTTAGTCGGATAACTAAATATACCCACCAGTTCTTTATTTTTAATGAGTCTAACCAAGGCTGTACTCATTATGAGCCTCTGGGAACACCAGCAAAAGCCTCTACCGGGTCAGCGTTTCTTTCTTCTTCGTCAAGTCTTTCTTGCTCTGCTTGATCTAAACCATCTTTTACTTCTTCCAAGACCGCTATGATGTCTTCTATACCCTCATTTTTCAGAAGTACAGGAGCAATAATGTCGAAGATATCCCAAGCATCCTTATGGCTGGGTTCTAGTCCTTTTTTAGCTAGACCAAAAAGACCTTTAACGGCTTCCTTTCTGTCGTAATCTTCTGACCACTTTTCTTCAGCTCGCCAGGTCTTAAAAAACTCATTCCATTCCGGGCTAAATTGTTGAGTATCGTAAGGATTAGGAAAGGGCGAATCCTGTGTGCCGAACAACCTAATAGCTGTTAAATGTGCCTGTAATACTGTCTGGTTACTCATTATTTATCTCCCAATAATTTAGCGTAAAAAGCATCTTGAGCTGCGTGCCATTGTTCTTGTTCTTGTTGTGCTTGTAATTGGTAGGCTTGATCTTGGTCTTGGAGTGTTTTGTCGAAATTTCGGTCGATCTCTTCCAGGACAGTCTCTAATAAACTTTGCTCTATATGATCTGGGTATATGTTCATCATTCCTCCGTTAATTAATACTACAAGACCAATAATACTCTCTTGATTTGCTCAATGCAAGTTTATCTGAGTGTTTATATAAATAAGTGTACATTTGTTTTTAATTCGTTTAGTATCTTCATAACAACAGACGTATGAATTTAATAATGTCAGGATATTTTTTATAATTAAGGAAAAAAAATGGAAAAAGTTAAATTTAGCAAAGCGCAGGCTCTCGAATTTTTTGGACCTCGTAATGTTGACCTCGCTAAATGCCTGGGTGTTACGCCGCAAGCAGTAGGAAGGTATGGAGAGTACGT